CTCCGTAAAATCCCGACTGGACTGCCCACTCTTCATAGAAGTCTAAACTTTCAGTTTGACCTTCTAGAGAATTAAACAGTTTATCAATAGAATTTCTAGTTCCTTTATCTTGAATAAATCCTTGATAGAATTTAAATTGGCTAACTTCGTCATTGATTATGTTGGCTAAGTAATCTCGTTTTTGGTAGCCAATGAGATGTTGTGCAAGACGTTGCTGATCTTCATCAAAGCCTATACTTTCTACATCATAAAAGTCTGCGAATTGGTTTACCCTAAAGTCAAAGTTAGTCATTAACTGTGATTCTGGCTTTTCGCTTAGACGACTCCAAAAGTTAGGATTAAATTCAGCACTGCCATATACTTGATACAACGACACATAATAAAATTCTTTATACTTAACCAGGCTACCGATTGAATAATCTTGCCATGGTTCCCATTCTGTAACTGTTGCATCGTCAAAAACAAATCCAGGGATGTTTAAACTGCCGTCCCAGTTGTCACTCCTGTATCCAAGAACTTTTATTCTCTCCTGTCTATAACCTGAGTAAGGTTGATACAGAATATCATTAAAGATAGTTTCGTTGTCCAATAATATAACATGTTCTTTTTGCACAGTGGGCAATGTAAGATTGTAGATACCGTTATCAGTTTGTGAAACTGATAAATTAAAGGAATTTTTTTCTCTAAGAACATTACTAAATCTGCGTTCTAGAGGGTTTCCATTTTCAGCCAACAAACTGTATCTATAAAAGTTGTCAAATATATCATCAACTACAGCAAAATCACGTCTAAATTGTATTTCGTAAGCACTTGGACTAAGCCCAATCACTGTACCAGCGGCCCACCCTTGTGAGCTCCAGAATAAAAATTCTTTAGCGGCTGATTTCCAATCTTCTACTCTTTGATAATTCTGGTCAAAGTACTCAAACCGGAATCCTTGGTCTTTTAGATACTCTCCATATCCAAGTAAGAAATCTACTACTTCCTGAACAGTTTTTAATTTTGCACCGTAATTTAATTCTAATACCCTAGACTTGTTGAATCCTGTTTTAATTTGAGCACGTTGGCCGCCTGTAATAGGCAGTTCTGGCAATTTAGCCAAGTTGTCGTCTGAAAAAGCAGGACCACTGGTGAAATCTTGTGTAACTCTAAAATATGAGAAATTATTTTCTACAATCTGTCCATTTACATACAATTTGTTCGGTTGCCATTGCACAACATTTGCAGATTCGCCGCCTGCTACCACTGTGATGTCTCCTTGCTTGCCGACAGGTGTATAATAACGGAACATAGGAGTATCTGCATTATAACCCTGAATAATATATCCGTCTGGCCTAACTTCTATTAACACTCCGCTGTAATTTACATTGTCCACAGGACTAGATACATTCAAAAACACATCATAGTTTTCTTCTGGAATAAATATTCCTTGTGCGTTTTCTTCGCTGGGACTTTTGCTTTGTAAAAGCAAATTTAATTTTTGTTTGTCAGTATATCCTGCTAACTTTATCCCCAGTTGGTTTCTAATATTCTTTATATTGTTCTTATAATCTTCGTATACTGTCAATACATTGCTGCCAACAAGGTTATAAATGTAATTGACAAGCCCGCTAGCAGGAATTCGTCTATTGTCTTGATATGTATTAGGGAATACCAATTTATCTAGTTCTAAGTGTTTACCGGTTTCGGAATAAATGTACTGTCCCGCCAAATTTCTAGAAATACGAGCAACATCAAATGCTTTACCTATAAAATCTGCTGGACGATTTAACATAATGGCTTTAATTAAAGAAAATGGGTATTCGGAGCTTCGGCGCCATGCACTTTCTACCGGTGCTTGATCGCCAAACTCAAAACTGTCGTCCGTATTTCTAAGCACTATGTTTTTGGCATAGTTGGCGTTTATTGGCGCCTTTAATTGACCTTGATTGTCTACCGGTAGGAAATTAACAAGTCCTGGTCGTGCATAATCGCTTTTAATCACTACTCCTTTGCCTGGCTCGCGAACTATTCCTTCTTGCAAATCGTTCCATAGTATTGTATTATTACTAGTGTAAGGAGGAACGCCGTATACTTCGTCCCACCAAACAGGCTTTATTGAAAACCCTAGCATTTCCCAAGGATGAGTATGCGGACGATCTGTGTCAAATGCGTCCTTATAAACAGCTCTCCAATATCCCGGTAAAGAATTATTATCCACAATAGAACCAGCTGTGCTATAATTATATGAAAATTGATCTTGATTCTGAAACACAGTGTTTGCAGTATAGTCAATGTTTGCTACTCTATTCCAGTCGGCAAAATCTTTAATTAATATTCTGTCAATGTCTGCATTTGATAACCCTGTGTCTCTAAATCTGCCGCCAACGTATGAATGTATATTAATTTGTGTTTTATCATAATCGACTTTAATGTTATTATAGATTCTTGTTTCTAATTCTAGTAATAATAGATCTCTATAGTCTTTATAACATTTAAATAAACTGCCATCGTGGCCTTTAACAAATGTAGCTCCTATAGGAAACTCTGTGTACTGTTCAGGCGGAACTGATGTTCCTAGATTTATTTTACTTGCGGGGGCATAAAATATTCTGCTAGACCCTTTAAACATTATTTGAATTACGCTTTCGTCAGGATCGTCAGTTTTTGCTGTTTTTCTATCAAGATATAAAGGATAAAACCAACCCCTGTCTAAATGATTGTTTAGGTTTTCTCCGTAAACGGCATATGGTCGGGTAACATTTACATCTTGCTGATTGTCTAGCCATTGTTCGTCAATTACTAACTCAGGTTCAAATCTAGGATATAGTCCTAATTTTGTCGGAGTAGGAGGTATGTAACTGCCGTCGGTACTTTCGTATTCGACTATTTCTATCTCATCCCCAATTTGTTGCCCGGCTTGAATATAAGCAAATTGTTCATCTGTAAATTGATAATCTTTATTGAAAATTAATTGATTACCATTAAGGTAAATTAGTATCGATTTGTTATTAAGATTGTTTAAACTAAATTCGTCAGGTAAGCCGTAGTAAGGATTTTCGTTATCAACTACATTATAATATATTGTGTTACTAGACTTATAACCTAACATGTCCGAAAAGTAAAATGGCTGGGTGTTTACTTTATCTTTGTTTAGTTCTTCTAAAACTGCATCTACATGAACAGGTATTTCTGCATCCACTCCTAAATCAGCCGCTGTAATCAAAAAGTTTCTTTTAAATTTTGTATACTCGTTTTTTCCATATTCTATAGCTCGAACAATATTATATTCTTTTGTGGTTATGCTATACATTGGAAGATTGAGAGGACCAGCGTGCTTAAGAAAACGCTTTCCGTATCCGTCTAGTTTTCCTACATCACGTAAATTACTACGACCAGGATATGACCCAGAAAATTCTGGTATATCCTCTATCATAGAATCTACATGATCTATAACTTCACCTAGTGTAAAGTCTGAGATATTTTGATTAAGTGGATTTCTTTCTAGATTGTACGGAACTTCATAATGCCCGTTGGCATTTTTCGATCTACTACTGGTGCTTTTGATTAAGACAACATCGTTTGGTGCCAAGTTATCTAGAAAGCGCACATAAGCTCTGCCATTTAGCCTATCAATTTCATAGTGCAGACCTTGTTGCTTGAATACTTCATTTACAAAAACAGCAATCTTTAGATCATTTAGATCGCCTGCATTATTGTATACATCAATTTCAAAATTGTTTGTTTGAGATTCTGTGGCATCATAATGTCTAAGAACTTTTTGACGACTTACAACTGGTGTAGTACTCCATCCATTACGATACTCAAAATCAGTCCTTGTAGAATAAGATCTTAGAAATGATGTATCGGTAGTTACAGTGACAATTTCATCTTCGTTTTGCACCGTAAAACTGTCTGTGAGTAAGTTGAATTCGAAAAGAATATCGCCTGTGTTATTAATATTGCGATAGGTAAGCGGAAATCCTAATTCTGTATCATTAGTTCCTGTTCCTTCTTTATACGAGAATACTTTACATCCTGTAAACGTTGAGGAATCAAATACTTCTAAATCACTATAGTAGTTTCCTGCTGGACAACATAAATCGAACAGCGGAGCTTGATTTACATCTAATTTATCTTGCGCTTGAATCCAACGTTCGCCATTATAAAAGAAAAGTTTTCCTGCGAACTGATTGCCTTGTTTTACGAGGACATTTTCATTTTCCAAAGGAAAACTGTCTGCGGTCTCTACAAATGTAATTCTTTCTTCGTTTCCAACTTTTACAAATTTAACTTCATATATTGCACCATTAACAATGATATCTGTGTCTGCGGCAAATAGCACACGCATACCTGCTATCAACTCTACGCCATCGACATTGTAACCAGTTGTGCCTTCGACGGTGCTAAAGACATCAGTGGTGAATGTATCTATAACATCAACACTCTGTTTTGTAAATGTTCCGTAATTATAAAGTTTTAACCCGGGTTCAAATTCTATAATAGGACGCTTTGCTTTTCCTGTTTCTTCAACATCAATTGGTATTTCATTGTAAACATAACTTTGTTCTATTACATCTCTATGGAACCATCTGTTAGATCTTGACCAAGCATTAAGATCATTACTGGCACGACTTATGGTGAGATAGTCTTTTTTCACAGGATAAGAATTGGCCGCGCCGAATGGCATCTCGTCAAATGCTTGTTCGTCAAAAGGTTGCAAAACATCGTTACTGTATGTTTGTGTGATTACTAAGTCATCTGCAGGTATCAGTTTAATTGCATGACCTACACCCTCGACATAATATTCTCCTTCTTGATATGTTACGGGTTCTGTAACTCCTCTGAAGAATACCTTAAGTCCATTTGTAAACTCAACACCGTTTGAACTGGTGTAGTATTTTTTGCCTATAACTTCTTCTTCGACATCAATAAAACTGTTTTCTTCAATGTCGTATATTTTGAACAGGCCGCTAACGTCAATGTCATTTTTAGATATGTAGAAAAGTCTATCTGGAGAATTTACTGGCACAGTAAACTCTAGGACTCCTTGTTCGATATAAACGTTTGCAATTTCTTCTCCGCCTTCGCCCAGTTTTCTTATACCGTCTGGATAAAGAGTGCTCACATTTTCATCATCGTCGAACGTCACGCTTCCGCTGTCTGGCAACACCAGCCAATCACCTATGTCATAATTATTGCCATATAAATCTGCGCCAAACAGACCGTCTTGTCTGATTCCTTCGTTGCCTGCAACGACCACTGCATTTCCTGGAGTGAAACTTCTAGTAACTGCTACTGCAAAAGGATGTCCAGGACAGTTAATTTCGAATCTGTATGTTTGTCCTCTATACAACTTCAGGCTAGGGTTGCGAGTGAATTTATTATTAAACACATAGGAAAAATCTCCATCTGCTTCTTCAACGGAAACAGTAAACGTGCTTTGGATTTCTCTAGCTTGTCCTCTTACAGGTACACTTAGGGGACCGTCCGGTAGCCAATAGTATTCACGAAAGTTTACAAACTTGTCCCAGTCAATGTTGGGATTCCACGGATAACTTTCTTGTCGATTCAACTTGTCGTGGTTAGCAGTGTTCACATTGAAAAACGACAGCGAATTTATATAATCATTGTAGTCTTTATAATATGTTACATTACCTAATTCATTTTTGATAACCAGAGCAGGTTCCAGTTGATAATTTTCTCGTTGGCTGTTAACATCACCTACATAAACATCTCCAGGTCTATAACCTTTGGCAATTTTTCTTCCAAAGAACCCGCCTAATTTTTCAGCAACACCTGGTTGCGTTAATTGATCAACGGTTGCCTGCAAAAATTTGAGATTAGCTTCCGATCTGAAAAACCTAGGAAGAAATCTTGCACTAGTGCGATTGCTTTCTCCCTGTGTTGGTGCTCCAAATTCGTTTTGACTGTTTGATGACATTAAATATAACCTCTTATTGTACTATGATTTCGCCGATCATGCTTGTGCTGTTTTCAGCAACATAATAATATGTTCCTGCTGTATCTGGTGTCCAAGAAATAGTTCCTGTCTCTGAACCATTACTGCTAACAACAGGAGTTGTAACTGCGCTTCCTGTTCCGATAACTGCTGCTGTCTTGATGTAAAGTCTGTATCCAACAGTGTTCATGTTTAGCTCTAATGTATCACCTATATTAACTGTCACCGTAGGATTCTCGCCGTCAACTAATCCCGCTCTGTCGGCACCCGCTAACACATATGCAGTTGCACCATTGTTGGTTACTGCAATTGAATAGGTTTGTCCAAAGTTTGTTAATTGCGTTACTGTTCCTGTAGGTGTTCTTTGATCTCGTGTGCTAGGACCAACGATATAAGGATATACTGGTGTGTTTAAGTCGCCATCTTCAAATGTCAAGAAGTAAGCATATGTTCCTGCAGGATAATCAGGGGTTTTACAGTATTTTCCGTTGTATTCATCCAGCGACCCAAGTCCTTCTATATACTCATAGTCCTGTACAAATGTGCCTGCAGGCAATTCAGAGTACAAATAACCTCTACCAGATGCAGCCGACGGTTTAGTCCTGTAACTGGAACTTTGCTGGCTTATGCCCGATGTGTTATCGCCAGGAATTGTATACCCAAATGGTCCGTATATGGGATATCCGTCAAATGCAAATCCTACTATCTTAGAATGGCCGTCACTGTGTCTAAGATTGTCGCCGTCGTTGCTAGCAGTGTCAGCAAAATAACTGCTGGACGAAATAAACTTTTCATTGTTCCATGCTCTATATAAGAACTTGCCATTATGATAATGATATTCACCATTGCTTTCTGGATAGCCGCCGGCGCCGTCTTCGCCAAATAGGTTGCCGTTAAACACAGAGTTCCAAACAAACCCAGATTCTGCTACATTGCTACCGCCTGGCAAGGTAGAAGACACAAAATCAGGTCCGTGGAACACAACACCGTTAAGCATTATTCCTACCGAGTTTGTGCCCAGAACTTCTGGATTAGGTAATGGTAGCGTATCAAATGTATCATTAGTGCTATTGTATAGATTGTTACCTGCTTTAAAATCAAAAGTCACGTCATATGTCTTATCAGTGATTAACGCAGTGCTGTCTGAAAATTCTCTAGCAGTAACACCGTCATTGACTAACGGGATTCCTGCTTTTGCAGGATAAGGATCAGCATCAGCAATAAATCTCAAAGTTGTACTGGTATCGATGATTGAAGTCCGGCTTGGGTAAGTTCCAGTTGTGTTAGAAACTGCTAAAATTGTAGGATCAACAGGGTCTGTTGGCACACTGGTATCCAAGAACTGTACTTCTACAGATGCCTGTTGATTATTCAGTGTGAGCACAAATTTTTCCGGACCTTCTAATCCTAAATCATTAGTCAAAGTAAATGTAGCAAATGCACTGTTAGCATTAACTACAAATTGCCCAGTTAATGGCTCACCACCAATGTCACTAGCAGAAATACCAGTAATATTATAACTTAGGACACTTCCGTCTGGAATATCAGTTGTTGTAAGATTTACTGTAAACGAATCTCCTTCATCTACAACCAATGGTGCACTTAGGCTATATGTCGGATCAATCGGATCAAGATTTCCTAACACTCCTTCAAATGGATCACCAAGTTCGGTAGTTAACTGTTCTTCGACAGCGGCTGAGGGAACAAGTGTGCCTCCTGTATTTCCAGTATCTATATTTGTTAACACAGTTGAGCTTGGCAGTATTGACGGTGAGGAAGTTGTTCTTGTTATCACACCTTGTTGTGGCGCACTGATTCCTGTAAACACCCTGCCAGTAGATTGCAACGCACTGGCTGAATGTTCATCTATAAATTCTATGTTGTCTACTGTTGCACCATTTATAAAGATTTCATCACTTTCGCATTTAACTTCAAATAAACTTCCAAATGTTTGCTGTGCTTGAGTAGGGACTATCACAAAACTTACCAGCTCCGGAGTAAGTTGATTCATTATGTATGTGGATAGTTCTTGGAAGTAGAATGTTTCGCCAAAATCCCAATTTTCTATGCTGAAAAATCTGTTTATTAAATCAATTATATTTGCTTTTAATTCATTGTTGTTTACAGAAACTTCACTGTTTTTCACAACTTTAAATGTGGCTTGCAAGTTATTGTCAGCTTTGTCGCCAAACAGTATCTTATACTTAACAGGATGATATACTATTTCGTCGCTGATACTTTTGATTTTATTTAAGGCTGTGCCATAGGTTGAAAATAGTTCATCTGTGCTAGGTGGCAATGGTTTTTCAGTTATGCCACCGTCCAGGAATTGTCTCATTAGACTGTCATAACTTTTTGTTAACAGATATGTATCCATTATATTGCTTCTGCTCGGATCAATTCTGTAGTTTTGATCGGCTACATGAACATATTGGAACTTTAATTTATCTCTGCCTACAAATGCACGATAATCGGTTGTCACTGTCATATTATTTTGCGACTTATTCAGCACTTTGAACAAATCAAAATCTGAAAAATAGAATACTTGTCCTTCTGACTCAACACTAGGGTTAATAGGATCTTTTTCATTTTGTCTGATTTTAACAGTGTTGTCAGAATTGTCAAAATATCGATAATCGTCTACTCCGTCAGAAGTTGCATATCTCTGTTGGAATATAAATCTTTTATCAAGAGGAACATTAAACTCGTCTACTATGTCTTTGAATATATCCGGATTGTCAGCAATGCCGTCATCGTCTTTGTCAAACAGGGCCAACTGAATTTTACGAGTGTCGTTGTATCCGCCTGCATCTTTGTATGCATCAGAAATACTCCAGTCAAAGTCTTTATTGAAAGGCTGTGTTGCATTAGGACGAGTATTAATATTTAGAACCTTAATTACGTCTTTTTGTACTTGTCCTGTTTTAGGATCATATATTTTATCAGCACTGTCGAAAAAGAATTTTACTTCGTCGGCACTTTCAAATACATACCTTAGATTCCTATAGGACACTGTGTATTTGCTACCGTCTGTTTGAAAATAGAAAATCCAGCTAGAGTCAAGATTTTGTCCGATGTTGTTTCCTGCATTTTGATTTGAAAATCCAGAATAGGTATTAATATTTTCTGCGGTTATAATCTTCCATTCGCGATCTTCTTGACTGTAACGCAATCCAAAATCTCTAAAAGCAAATGCTCTATCTACTATTTGTCGCTTGATATCTGAAGAAATGCTGCGAGTATATCTAGGAAGTATCTCAACCAACACAGACCCTTCTGCAATAATGTCATTAAACACAATTGGACCAAATCCGTTATCGTCAATTGCAGTTCCATCGTTGTTTACTGATTGCACTATTGTCCAGTTATAAAGGCTTGCACCGGGAGCAGTTGCCAAAGTGGTTAATGTTCCGTCTTCTAGATAATACTGTTGTACTTGATTTTGATTTTTAGGCGCTTTAAATTTTACAAGTGCGCCGGTTTCAAAGAAACTTAAATTGTTTTGTGCATATGATGCAACAGGATATACTGCCGCACCTTGAATAGGCGTGCCGTTAGCAGCTGTGAATAGCTGTGCAGTGTTTAGGATTTCTTGAAAATAACCAGTGCTTCTATTTGTGGAGTTTGTAACCTGTCTCCAAGTAGCATTTAGATCTTCAATATTTTTTCTATTGAAGTTTTGTTGATAAAATGCTTTAACAGTATTGCTGTTAATTAACGGTTCTATTTCCGTATAAATTACACCTTCAATATCTGCTTGTGTAACAAAATCAAAATTTATTTTTTCCACGAACTCTTGTTTGTACAATACACCGTCCGTGGCAAACAAACTGGTTGTTGAATATTTTCCTGTAGGATCCTTTAAGTCTAGGTATTTGCTTATGCCACTGCTGATCCTGTTAACTGTCTTGGTTTTAATTATGTCCTGATCAATACCAAGAGGTCCTACATTATAATCCTCTGCTGTGATCAATCTGTTTTGTGTGTAGTATGTTGCAGGAGCATCTGCTTTGATGTCCGAATTAGTTTCGCTCGGTCTGGAATTGTTTACTGTTGTTTTAAGGCTAAGCCCTATTGTCAAAACTTCTTGCTTGTTTGTTCTGCTGATATAAGGAATTTCAACCGAAATGCTTTGAAGCGCACTGGGATTTATAACCATGTTTCGATTGTCAGATGTTCTATAATATATACGAAAACTGCCAGATGGTAAATTGCCGAACACACCGTCTGAAAATACCAAATTAATTCTGTCGTCTGTTCTGGTGCTCACAGCATAAACATTTTTTGTGTCTTCAAAAATGCTTGAATAAATTATGTTGTTGCCTTCCACACTGTCCAGTTTAGTCCATAGGGTTGTTTCAAACCCATTAGAATCAGTTCCGTATACCCAAATATCACTGTCATTGATATCTGCCGCATCAATTCCTACTACCTGATTTGGGATGGGTTTGTTAACTGTGAAGTTTGCACTTTCAAGAGTTCCTTGACGGAAATGCATGAAGAATCCTGTGTTTGAACTACCTGCTCCCTGTCCGTCGTCTCTGTACAGGAAGCTAGGGTTATTACCTGGAAGTGGCGGTTCCTCTACAATACTGGTCCCATCAAGTGATGTACTTACAACTTCAAATCGTGTGGTTAGTCCTTCAACATCTTTGTTAAATCCGTATGCAGGAATATCTGTGTTTAGACTGTTAAATCTATATTGTTCAGTGCTGACTCCTTGAATATTTGCATTTTTCAAAGGACGTCCTATGCCGCCGCTGGCAGGAAGTGCTGCATTTAAAATCTTAACAAACTGTTCGAAGTAGTTGGGATTAGCCCGGTCGTTCCATAACACGGTGGTGCCTGATAAATCAGTTCCTGTGCTGTCTTTGACAGACTCTGTTGTTGTAATAGTGTCAAACTTTAACAGTCCGTTTGCAGGCTTGTTTCTATGAGGATTATAAGAAATAAGTTTTGCCAGTCTGAGCACACTTTCTCTGCGCTCTGCTGTTTCAAGGAAATTTTCTCTAGCATTGAGATCTACACGGAAGGATAAGTTTTGTCCAAGGAAGGCGATAAGGTCTATGAGTGCAAGATACTCAGAGCTTTCAATGTAGTCGTTAAAGTCTTCAGGATAATTCTGTCTAAGATAGTTTATCATTGTTCTGCGGAGGTTGTCAAAATCGTAGCTTTGGAAGTCCGCATTTCTGAAACTTTGATAAATTTTCTTCCAATCTTCAGTTACTAACAACCTTGACTGTCTATCAGTAGACGACATATAGATATTCCTTATAATATAAGATATTTATCAGCAAAAATTAAACTAGCATTTAATTTACTGGAGCATTTGCTTGGTCAAATTTGAACTGTAGTTGTTCTGAAAGATTGAACGGAACATAGGTAAGAAAACAATTGACTTCTATGCCATTTTCATAGGTGTCAACAAGAATTTGTGTGACTTGCAGTCTAGGATCATAATTACAAATTTCTGTGACATTATCAAGAATAGCATCTCTTACTTCGTCGGTGAATGGTTCCCATAGAAGGTCCCAGATAATTGTCCCAAACTCGGGGTCACTTAACTTTTCTCCCTGACGTATATGGAAGTGATTTATTAGATCCTGTTTGACTAGTTCAAAATCGTAAAGAGCATATTCCTTAGAATTAGGGTTAAGTGTAGAAAAACCCCGATATGCTGTACCAGATTTATTAGGCTGTGGTTTGCCCGGAACAATTATTCTTTTGTAAAGATTTTTTTCTAAAGTGCTCATAGTACTATTTACCTAGGCAACCGTACCAGGACGAAGCGGTACAGTTTGCTGTGATAGACCTTTGCGCAGTGCACGTTCAAATTCTCTAGTGCTTAACCACACAACGCCACCGCCTCTATCTGAACCAACAATATCAAGGTGCATTACATAAGGACCCATATACGAAGGACTTGATCCTCCTGCTCGGCCGCCGTTTTTCATAAACAATTCCACGAACTTATTGAATATAGGATTGTTGCTGGGGATTTGAATACCGTCTTTTGTAAGGTATAAGTCACAAGCTGCTCCGCCATCGTGTCTTACAGAACCTGTTCTGACAGCTTTGCCGCCCACATACCATTTCTTAGAATTCTGCGCTTTATATCCGCCACGTGCAATACATTCATCATAAGGCATTTGTCCGCCGCTGGTGATATGCACTTTCACTTGTAATTCTTTAGCTACTTTGATTAATAATTCTTCTAGTATAGGATCACAAGCAAGATTGCGGGTGGCATTCCGATTTTCATAAACTAATTCTTCTTTATCAACGCCAGGAGCACCGAAGTCAGTGTCACCACTTATTTCAGACTTGCTCTTTAATCTTGGATCAACCTGTCCTTCACCTATAGCTGCAGAATCATCAAAACTATCACTGTTTCTATAATCAGATCCAGAACCGTCACCTTCTTCTGGTACATTTTGCGAACTTAGATTACCGCCTGTACCCATAACACGCACAGTGGTTTCTCCGTTGGTTTTGCCTTTCAAGAACGTGTCTGGAGTTTGGAATCTATCAGCAGTTACAAGAGCTCCTGTTGCTTCTCTGTCAGTTTGGTCCCTCTTAAATTGAAGCGGATTATAGTTTTCATGATGTGGCCAAGGTTCGTGCTGAGGTGCTCTGGCAAGAATGCTAGGATATGGTATAGGTTGATCCACACCTGGCATTACATATGGCAATGTGATTGTGGGTAGCGGCTTAACCGGCTCGGCATCTGACTTTGGATCTTCTGCTTGGAATGCAAATTCTGCTGGTACAGGATCTTCTGCAGGAATCGCAGGAAGTGCGTCTACAGTTTTACCACTGTTCCAATGCACTTCGCTTGCATCTCCCGAAATTAAACTACCGCCTTGTAGATGTATTTCAGTATCTGCTTTCATCCTTATATCTGCAGGTGTGATGCTGTTTATTCCTAGCAGTGCATTAGAAAACATTGCAGCCGGTGTGGTGTTGTGAATTCCTAATATTTCCCCGTTTGTGGGCTCTGCCAAAATAGTTTCATTGAAAACTGCTGTTTCAGCGGTGGTATGTATAGCTCCGGTTATTGTACGTGTGTACATGTTGTTGCCGGCAATGGTGTGAATATCTGTGCCTGCGTTAGTTTGAATGCTTTCGCCAGCACGCACATGCATTTTACCTTCCACTTTGGTATAGACGTTGCCTGCGGTGATGTTATGTGTGCTTCCGTCACTGGTGGTAAACACACTACCGCCGGCATTGGTATGCACGCTACCGGCGGTTTTCATCATCATGTCTCCGCCTCCGCCAATGTTGATGCTACCACCTACATTTGATTTATATTCATTTTCTACATACAAATGTCTATCTCTTTTCACAGTGACTTTGTGATCTCTACCAACATGTAAATTGGTGTTATACGCACTTTCTATCTGTACCCTGCCGCTTTCCAAATCTTCTTCAACGCTCTTGAAATCACTCCAACGAGCACTGGCTTTTATGTTTACATTTCTACCAGCATCGACATTAAAATCTCGTTCTGCTGTGAAGTTTATATCATTGTCACTCATAACAGAAATGCTGTCTTGTGCATGAATATCTATTTTACCATCTGACGTTAATTCAATCCATGCAGTGCCGCGTGAATTTCCTATGTAGATTAAATCTTCTGAGTTATGTAAAAGTATTTGATGTCCTGTTCGTGTGCGAATTCTGGTTAATTCATTTTGGGGAATTGTTTCGTCGCCACCGCCTTCTTTTCTTATACGGTTTATGTATATAGGAGGACCGTCTTCTGCATGGGTAGCACGGATAAATTTGTCATCTCCGTCATCCATTACAAAGCTGGAACCACCTAGACGATTGTATGGTATGTCTGCTCCGCCGATGCTTTCTCCGTACTTTGCCTTGGGCGCACCTTTACGTTTGTCAAGTGGTCCAGGTGTGCTCATGCCAAATACCATACTAGGCACTTCCCTTCTAGAACTTGTTGTGGTTGTACCGCGGGCTTCGTCATCTAACAGTCCTTGAACTGTTAATACACCTGTGAAATCTTTGTTGTATGGTTTATCAAAAAAGTTAGGATCAATTTTTGCGCCAGTTTCTAGTTTTTTGTTATATTCGCCTACAGGCAATTTCTTACCTTGTAAGTCTCCAGGAGTTGCATCAGTGGTAGCCGTTGTGCTTGCTCTGCCATCTGGAACCATGAAATTCATGTTGTTGTCTTGGATACACCCTATCCAGTATCCGTATGCAGGATTGCCTTCAGCAAATATCACTAAAACTCGTGTGCCAAAGTCTGGTGGCACAGCCCAGAAGCCATAACTCTTTTGGGTATTTTCATAACCGTCGTTTTCTTTAAGTCCGCTGGCAGGGGTGACTCCATAAAACGGCGATAGATACTTCACAACAACTAACTGTCCGCTGCGTTCCGGAGTATTAGCCGCACTGCTTTGTCTGAGTAATTCTACCTCTAAACTGCCTTGCATATAAGGGTCAAGATGATTTACTATCATTGCTTCGTAAGGACCTGATCCTCTTATAGGTGCATCTTTAACCCTGGTTCTAGAATAACTATACATTCGTTATTGCTCCGCTTCCATTACCTGCAAATTTAAATCCAGGATCATCGTAAAATATATCTCCGTTTACATCATATTTAATCTTGCTAGGATTAGGTTTTTTGCCTAATGAAGCACCGGTTGTTATGTCTATTATATCTGTATCCGTTTCACCTAAATATTCAGCCGCTAATAATTCATTATAATCACTGTCATTCACAGAATCTATTTCATCCTGGATACTTTGGGTAATTTCTAAAGTGTTGCTAGGACTTGGTAAACTTCTGCCAGTTGGTAAAGGCTTGTCTGACACTCCTTCTAGTCCGCCGTCGGCAAGCTGAACAAAGCTTGTTGTGGTATTTGTCTGAGGTTGTGTAGGATTTAGTCTTTCTAATTCTGCAAACCAAGTATCAGATAGTGCATCTATGCTCTTGAGATCTTTTATGCCTTTAGATCTCAAGACTGGATCTGTAGTGATGTAAGGATCGTATCCTTTAGTTGCTGTATACAAATTTCGTGTACTGGTTAAATTGATTTTGTTATCCTGAGTTGCATAAAAATCTGCGGTGATTTTTGCACTTGTGTTTTCATCAAATGCAAGATCCGGATTGTTTTCTAAATCTATATTGAGTTTGTCGCCTAGTTCTACATAATTATCTCTACCGGTTACCTGTATAAATCCGCGTCCTCTATACTCATAGCCTCCGATATCGTCATATACTGCATCATAAAATGTTTCGGGATCTTGTTTGAGGCTGGTTAGTTCTGTGTCTGAATAACTTGCGACTCTAGACCCAAAGTCACTGCGTATAGTTGTGTTTGTTACTCCAGAATAAACTTTGGTTGTGCGATGGCTTAACCGACTGGTGTTTTCCACCACTGCTAGAATATTTGCTTGTTCTCTTTGATCTGTAATGCCTTGTGTTTTAAGTTCATCCACTATCTTTTTTGCTGACTCTACTTTTTGTTCTTGTGTAGGATTTATAGGTGCTTGTGTTTCATAATCTACCATGGTATTGTTTGGTGGTATTGATGTAGCAGAAACAGGAGTAAATTCAGGCGCATTTCCTGCATTGAATAAAGGATCATTTCCGCTAACAGTGTAATTTTCTTTTTCTAGTACAGGGTTAGTTTCGTTAATTCCTACGTCTTTAACTTGCTTTCCTGTTCTAAAATCATACCTGTCATCTTGTGGATCCACATTTTGATATTCAAACACATTTTCTGCTTCAGGTAAATTTAATTTTTCATTAGGGTTAGTATTAACTCGTCGGCCGCCTAATACTCTGTCACCGCCAGTTGTTGCAACTTCAGCAGTTCTTTTGTAAGAACGTCCAGTAGGTGGCGCTGCACTGTTTTTGCTTCCCAGTGTAACATCAACTTTTGAAACTTTTCCAGGTCCTGATTTTCTTAAATCACTTAGTGTTTGCAAAAATGAATCTAAGTTGTGCCCTTCTGTGAAAATATATTCACCGCTGTAAAAACTTTGTCCTTTCATAAGAGCCACGGGCGGTACGCCTTGCTTAACTTCATTAGGCTGTATGGGTCTAGGAACAGGCACTGCATCAAATTCCATAGCTAGTTGTATACAAAAATCACTGTCAGGCATTTTACCTGCCTTCCAGTCTTTAAGCTTTCTTACGTCTTCTAGCCTAGCAATCATCAAAGCATCTTGAATTTCTTCGGTAAATCTAATTTTTTTTGGGTCTAAGCCAAGATAGGTGTATGCTTTCTTGAGTGCACTCTTTATCATTTGATATTTGCCTACTGCACTGCTGGTTCCTAACTTGCCGCTTCGTTTAAGTAATCTTGCTTGAAACAACTGCACCTGTTCCAGTGTCCATTCAGTTAGTCTAGGTTCTTTTTGTGCAAGATAATACGAGTAATAAGTGTTACCTGCTAAGTTGGTTTTGGTTACAAGATCCAGCAACTGTTTGTCTTGCTGAGTAATTGTTACAGCGTTATTTGCATCTTCTGTAACACCGTCTGTTGGGTCGGGCATTTGTTCTTCTACTCGACGCAATATGTCTGCAGATGTGCTGGTGGTTTTTGCTACTTCAGTTGACTTAAATCCGTTTATTCTTACTGCATTATGATCGCCAACAAGCAAGGCATCCGGGTATGTATTTCGTATTTCAGCGGCGGCTTCTGCTGTTAAATGTCTGGGTTCTGGTATGCTGTATTTGTCAGTAATATCGTATACTGTGGCGCCTGTTGCACCTGCCACAACTGCACTGTTTTGAGAAGAATATTCTTCAGTGTTAGGCGGTACAACCACAAAGGTTTCGTATCCTCTAACGGTAAGAGATTCTATTATTTTTGTTATGTTTTCTGTGGTTAATGATGTTGTTGTTTCGTCATCATTTGTTCCTAATGCAATTACTACTGTAGTTGTCATTGCTGTCCTTGCACTCTTGCTTTGGTCTTATTTTTCTTTGCGATCAGTTGCTCGTATCGAGTTCCTCTAGAGTTTTCTTCAGTTACGTCGGGTTGGGATGCCTGCGTCTGCCTTCTAGTTTTAGCGGCTTGTTCTTTGCGGGCTTGCACTTCTGCATTACCGTCACCGCGTCCGCCAAAGGAAACGCCGTCAAAATCGCCGGCACTTCCTCCTAGTGTGGTTCCTCCTGTAACTCCTTTGGTGCCCGTTTCTTTATCTGTTTGTCTAGGGCGTCTAACTAATTTAAGTTCTTGGGTAAATTTTCCACCGCTAAATGAATTGGTAACTGCTAATATCTGAAAGTATCCGCTAAACGGTCTAACTAATTCCGGAAAATCCATTACAAAATGTCCGGGTTTATTTGGATAATCCAAAGGTGTAAGGAAGTTTACATTACAGCAAACTTCATGATAAGTGTAATCCATGCTGCCGCTTTGGGTTGCATTTGGTCCTGCTCTTTCGTCCCTATTATTTCCTGTGTCAATTGGAATATAAAAAGGATCTCCCCAAATTTGCATGTTTGCGGTTATCATGTCAACTTCTGAATTGATAAGTCTGTCATGGAATTGCTCTGCCATTCTACGTTTGGCAGAATTTTCCGGTCCAAGCTGCTGTCCTTTAGGTATAACTCTGTCCAGTCTTGGACTTAAAGAAACGCTCCCACCTTGTTCGTTATTTGTTTCAGATTTTTCTGTGGTAAGTGCAGGTTCAGGTTGTTCTTCTGTTCCTTTGGTGCTATTGCCGGGCTTGCTGTTACCTTTGTTTAAATCACTCATAACCAACTGGAAAAACGCATTGTTAAAGTTAATATCAAAGTCGATAATATCTTGATTTTTTCCAGTGTAAATGTAATCATATTCTTTCAACGCAACTGCTTTTAATTCTTTGGTGTTTGTTGGAGCTTCTTTGGTTCCTTGGAATTTGGCTTCGTCTGGATAATAAGGAATAACACTGTAAACATATGTCATTCGGGGACGGCCTATTGACTCTTCTACTTTTTCGTCTGTTTCAATAAACGTGTAAGTTTCAATTTTGAACCATTTTTTCTTACCGTCTTCCCTCTTTTCACCAGGCGCATCAAACGCATACTGACTGCTTAGTAGAACATCTTCAATGATTTCTGTGATTCGCGTGCCTTGCTCATATTGAAAAACTGCTGATTTAACAGGCGGAGCTGTTTCAGCTTTGCTTGGGTCGTTTATTTGTGTTTCCGGATCATTGGATTGTGCTGCCGAAGGAAAGTCAGCACCTTTGGGTTGGTTAGAATCAACCGCAACAGGACTAAGTCCTAATTCGTTTACATTGTTTTTGTTCATGCTCCATGCTTTCAGTGTTTTATAAACTTTAGGCGGAGACGAAAACAGGTTTTCTTTGTTTACCTGAACAGTGTCCGGATCATCAACTTCTGCTTTTTCCGTTGTACCACGTCTTATGGTTTCTTGATCCTGCACTGTGATTAAATCTTGTTGATTTACACCTGTTCCATTGACTGCTTCTGGAATTGCTTTTTTGTCTTTGGGGAATAATATAAGAACCCTATCATAACCTGCAATTTTCTTTTCTTCTTCGAGTGTTTCCACATGAGAATTAATGTTACGGGCAACACTTTCCAATGAATTTTCTAGAACTTCGTGGACCAGCCTTCCGCTGCTTTTAACATCTGTTTTGACTGAGTTTATCATGTCTTCATGGGGGACATCATTATAAGCAACAGCACTCACTCCGTATGTGCTTCCTTGTCCACTAACTTCAAACTCTACATTGTTGATCATTATGGGGAAGTATCTAGGTTTAATAGTGCTAGAATCTGCAACAGGCTTTCCGTACTGGTCGTAACCTTTGAATTCAATTCTCAAGCAGAATGGCACTTTGGAGAAATTTTTGAATCCCAGTTCCTCTGAAGCAAGTTTAATTGCTTCTAGGAATTTGCCCATGCTGTATGGTTCGATTAGATTGAAAGTTATATTGGTTCCTACACCCACACCCGTGTTTTGACTGGGTGCAATTACAACATCTATTTCTAAATCATCAATAAAGTATTCTGCGTGTGCAGTTCCGCCTAGTTCGCGGCTAAGTCCATCTTCTTCTAGGGTTGTAATTCTTTTTTCTAACTCGCCGCCACCGCTTTTTGCGATAATTTGGCTGAATCCTCTTTCGCCTAGCGATTTTGGATTGTTAAATTCTTCTGCATTTAGAATTCCAAGGGTAAGAACATAATTGTAAGTGTTATATTTGGCAAGTTGATTTCCAAATTTGGTGCTGCCGTCGTTACCTTGCTTTTCAGGCTGTCCCAGTGAACGCAGTGCTTCTGCTTGTTTTTGTATGGTGCCTCTTGGCTGTGAAAAACCTGCCAATTCTTCTTCTGTGGCAGCAACTTCGGACTTTATTCTGTCATTGATTTGATCCAAGTCTCCTCCCACAAAGCTGGCTACTTCTTTTTGGGAATAATCATACACCCTTGTTTTGTCTAGTTCGTAATTATCAGCTAGACTTTTTCCTAACACTGATAAATTTTGCACAGGATCGTCTGTGTTGCTTGCACCCGAACTTATCAGAGCAGCATTTTTGCTTCCTATAATGTTTTGTATTCTAGGGTCATTAACAGCGGAAGGCTGTTCAAAATTATTGCCGCTACTTAACACAGTGTTGTAATTTCTGTCGTTCTGTGATCCGTTTCTAGGACCAATAGAAGGTTGGCTACCAAATACTCCCAGCTCTTTGGCTATGCCTGTGCCTAATTTGATTGCACGGGTGTCTGTGCCAGTGGCACGCCCTAAAGCATCGATTGGATTTGATATTGCTCTGGACAAATCTCTGTCTATTTCAGAGAATGGACGAGTAACATTAGACACTGTGGTTGACATTCTGCGTCGTTCAGGATAGGTTATCTGTCTTATTTTTTGTGACGCTGTAACCGAATCAACTTTGCCTGTAAGAATTCCCACAAGGGCAGCTGTTGACCCGGATCTTTTTGTAAGACTTTTGATGCCGCCTTCGTTTGTGGCAACTGCAAATCCTATAGCAGCAGCAGCTTCTAAATTTGGATCTACTTTTGCCAAAGTGCCATTAACTAAATCTTGAAATCTATTTCTGCCGGAATCAAACGCATTGGTTAACGGAGATGTGTATGCTGTGTTTAAATCGTTGAAGCTTCTGGGCACAACACTTAAATTACTGCTCAAAGAAGTGGCGGCATTTGATGCTCTTCCGTTGTTTTCTTTTTTTCTGTCGTATTCTATGCCAGTATCGTCATCTGTAACACTGCCCATTGCACTGGATAATGTTTTTCCTCTGGAATCAATTACTCCTGTAGAGCCGCCGGTTTCTTGATTTAGATCTTGAATGATTTTGTCGGCGGAATTTACAACACTGCGATTGTAATTTGGAAAATTGCTGACTACACCCGGTTGTCTATTAGCAACTGATCTGTCTGTTCTAGGGGTGGCAGGCAAAACATCGGTGATTTCGCTTACAGATTTAGTAACGGTGCGAATTGTTGAAAATTTACCCACCGTGTTATAGCCGGAATTTCTTGCCAAAGATTCTGCTGTGTTAATCCATCCGTTTATGTCATCAACACCGATATTATCGACATTGAACTTGCTGTTTATAGGTAAACGCTTTGACATATTAGAATCCTAATCTTTTTCTGAGATTCTGTTCTTGTGGAAGGTAAATTTTTGTGCCTGCTATGAAATCAAACACAGGATCTTTTAACACATCCATATTTCTTTGGGCAAATACCCACCATAGGTCTTTGGTTCCATACAGATCAAATGCAAGAAGATCAGGTCTATAAGAATATTGAGCAAGAATTGTAAATTCTATATCGTCACGTGAAGCCGGTATAGGTTGTGGAACAAAAACTCCTAGATATCCCTGTGGTGTTATTTCTGTATTAGAATATACGCTTAGATTTGCCATTAAACGAATCCTTCATTGCCGCCAACAAATTTGCCTTCGGCAAATTCTCTTAGATTGAATTTACTCACACTGGTTCTTGCATAGTTTGGTACACAATTCACAGTGATCAAGCTTTCAACAGGCACATAATTTGTTTCACCGTCTACGATACAGGGAATATAGTCAATATCCTGTGGTAGATCTGTTGTAAAGTTAGTTATAAGAACAGGAATATTATTGAAAACGTGTTTACCATACCCGTTCAGCCTTGACATGGGAGGCGGCTTTCCTACATTACTGCCATTTCCATAAAACATCTTTGTCATTGTTCTTAAAAAGTGTATTGCCGCAATCCAGTATGCTGCATCTGCGGAATTTTCCGCAATAAAACTTCCGGAAATTGTAAATTGATCAACTTGACTGCTTTGATATGCATTAAATGGATAATTATTATGTGTTGGAGTAATGCTATCGTAATTTGCCGAATGTCCTAAAATAATAGTAGGGTTAAAAGGAAATACCATTTTGTTACTGGTTTCTCTTAGCGGTGATAAAACAGGACCACTGTTAATTTCCGTAGGAACTTGCAAACTTACTCGCCAATCTATTTCTCTAGACTGCGGAGTTTTTGCAACTTCGGCTTTTGCAGCAGTGGGATTAGCTCCCGGAGGAACACCAGTATCTCTTAATGCTTGTTGACGTGTAGAAGGTTCTTCGCCATAGGACCCACTGTTAAATTGCTTGGAGTCATTGTTAATTTGACTGGCATTTGCAGAGTCAAAACTGTACTTCTGACGAATTATATCTGTAGCATTATTAGTGGCCATTTAAATTCCTTTATTATGATGTATTTAGTTGACAAAATTAACAGAGTATATTATTATAGTAACTTAGGAGAATAATAATTATATGAGAAAAAAGAATTATCTTAACAACAGAGACTTGTTAGCAGAAATACACAAATCAAAGAACACATACAACAGTTATTCAAGGCAGGAATATCATCAATACGATCTCATATTATCCAGCACCAGCGATATCAACGCAACCACAGTTCAAGAGGCTAAACAGGAAAAGGCAAAACGTTTGAGCTACGAAGCATACGAGGCTTCCAAGGAAGCGGGTGAAAAAATCAAACAGGCAGAATGCGAAGTGTTTGCCAAAGACATTACCAAAGAAGAATTAATCTTTCGAGTGATGACATTTGATCACATTCCAGATGAACCCGGTCGAAAAAAGAATCCTAAAACCATTGCGGATACCAAAACCAAACTGAATTTTCCTCCATTTCAGCATTGGAAGTACGACGACGAAGGGGAATTAATCTGTGTGGGCAAAAGCCACTGGAAGGGCGGTGTAAAAACTGGTAAATTCTCCAAAGATCACGGACAGACCACAAACAAACTAGCACTTATGTGGCTGAAACTGGTGGAACGCTATGCAACTAGAGGTAATGTTCGCGGCTATACCTATAATGACGAAATGAAAGGGCAGGCAATCTTACAATTGACACAGATCGGCTTGCAGTTTGACGAATCCAAGTCAAACAATCCATTTGCATACTATACAGCCGCGGTTACTAACTCATTTGTGAGAGTTATCAACATAGAAAAACGCAATCAGAACATTCGAGACGATATTCTTGAAATGAACGACCTTAATCCTTCATACACTCGACAGCATGCGGGCGAATGGGAAGCGGCACTCAAGCGAGAAGCTGATGTAGACGGTGGCGATTTTGATGTTCCTCAAGAATCTTCGGAGCCAAAGGAAGAAAACGATTGACAACTAGCGAAATCTGTCATATTTTTGTAGTATAACTAAGAGGACTGACACTTGTTTAAGAAGGCGGCTGTATTTACTGACATCCATTTCGGATTGAAAAGTAATTCTAAGCAACATAACCGTGACTGTGAAGACTTTGTGGACTGGTTTATTGAAACTGCGCAGGCAAATGGTTGCGAAACTGGTATATTCTGCGGTGACTGGCATCACAATCGCAACAGTTTAAATCTAACCACCATGGATTCTACCATTCGCAGTCTAGAAAAGCTGGGAGAAGGGTTCGATCAGTTTATTTTCTTTGATGGTAACCACGACTTATACTACAAAGACAAGCGAAATGTCAACTCAACAGCATTTGCACGGTACATACCTGGCATTAGATTTATCGATTCCATTGTGACCGAGGACGATGTGACCATCGTGCCGTGGCTGGTAGGCGATGAATGGAAGAAAATTGAAAAGATCAAAAGCAAATACATGTTTGGACACTTTGAACTGCCCAGTTTCTATATGAATGCCATGGTACAAATGCCCGATCACGGTGATCTAAAGAAAGAACACTTCAAACATCAGGAGTATGTGTTCTCAGGACACTTCCACAAACGCCAAAAGCAGGGCTCTGTGCACTATATTGGCAATGCTTTTCCGCACAACTATGCTGATGCATGGGACGACGAGCGTGGTATGATGATCATTGACAAAGAAAATGACCTTGAGCCACAATACATCAACTGGGCAGACTGTCCTAAGTATCGCACAATCAAGTTAAGCCAACTGTTAGACCCCAGTGCAGACATAATTCTGCCTAAAATGCATCTTCGAGTGACCATTGACATTCCAATTTCGTTCGAAGAAGCTAATTTTCTCAAAGAAACATACATCAATCAGTACAATTGCAGAGAAATCACACTGATTCCTCAGAAGCAGATGGAAGAAATCAACACTGACCTGGATATATCTGCATTCAGCAGTGTGGATCAAATCGTGTCTACTGAAATTGCAGAGCTGGACACTGAAAATTACAGCAAGAAAACACTTTTAGATATCTATAACGGGCTAGAATGATAAAAATTAAGGATTTAACTGTTAAGAATTTCATGAGCGTGGGCAATCAAACCCAGGCAGTGGATTTCGATCAAACCAATTTAACTTTAGTGCTTGGTGAAAATTTAGACCAAGGAGGTGACGATTCAGGATCGCGCAACGGTACGGGTAAAACTACGATCATTAATGCTCTTAGTTATGCTTTGTACGGCCAAGCACTGACCAACATCAAACGGAATAATCTTATCAATAAGACTAATTCTAAAGGGATGTTGGTCACCCTATCCTTTGAAAAGAACGGAGCAGATTATAGGATAGAGCGGGGTCGCTCTCCTAATGTGCTGAAATTCTTTATCAACAATGAAGAGCAGATAGAAGAAGACGAATCGCAAGGCGACAGCCGCAAAACTCAAGAAGACATTAACCATCTGTTAGGCATGAGTCACGATATGTTTAAACACATTGTGGCGCTGAACACTTACACAGAGCCTTTCTTGAGCATGCGGGCTAACGATCAGCGAAACATCATCGAACAACTGTTGGGCATTACAATCCTCAGTGAGAAAGCTGATCAACTCAAAGACGAAATCAAACAGATCAAAGAAAAAATCACTGAAGAAACATTTAAAATTAATGCCATTGAAGAGTCTAACAAGAAGATACAGAGCACAATTGACAATCTAAAACAAAATCAGCGTGCTTGGCAGGCTAAGAAAAAGAAAGACTGTGAAAAATTGCAGGATGCCATTGAAGAACTGGAACATCTAGACATTGATGCAGAACTTGAAGCTCATGAAAAGCTTAACAATTGGACTGAGATGAACAATGCTATCTCGGCCCTTAACAAAGAAAAGAGCACACTGGAAAGCGCACTGCTTCGTGCAGACAAAAGTGTAAAGAAAGCCGAGACTGACATTGGTGAATTAGATGGCGCAACCTGTTATACCTGCGGACAGGCATTGCATGCAGACAAAAAAGAAGAAATCTTATCTCGAAAGAAAAAAGAACTGTCTGATGCAATGGCATATCAAACAGAAGTTGCTGACAAACTGGAATTAGTGTTGTCTGATCTAAACAAAATCGGAGATATCAACGGTAGACCCAGCACGTTCTATGAAAGCGCCAAAGAAGCATACGAACACAGAAACAATGTTGACAGTCTAACGCAGGCATTGTCCAACAAAGAAACAGAAGATGATCCTTATCAGGCACAGATAGACGAGTTGAATTCTACTGCGATGCAGGAGATCAATTGGGACACAGTTAACAGCCTGAGCGAATTCAAAGACCATCAAGAGTTCTTGTTGAAACTGTTAACCAATAAGGATTCGTTTATTCGCAAAAAGATTATTGATCAAAATCTAATGTATCTAAACAATCGACTGACATATTATTTGAGCTTGCTAGGACTTCCTCATCAGGTGACATTCCAGAACGACTTGAGTGTGGAAATCACTCAGCTGGGACAGGATTTAGACTTTGATAACCTATCAAGAGGCGAGCGCAACAGACTGATACTGGGCATGAGCTTTGCATTTCGTGATGTTTGGGAAAGCCTATATCAAAATATCAATTTGTTGTTTATTGACGAGCTGGTGGATTCAGGCATGGACAGTTCTGGTGTAGAAAATGCAATTGCGGTTCTTAAGAAGATGACCAGAGAACGCAAGAAGAACATTTTCCTTATTTCGCACAAAGACGAACTGGTAGGTCGTGTGAATAATGTGCTGAAAGTTATCAAAGAGAATGGATTTACTTCATATGCAAATGATTTGGAAATTGTGGAATAAGGATGAGTGACGAAGATTTACACGAACAGTTAGTAAGAGCATACTTAGAATACTTTAAAGCCAATGAATGGTGGGAGCGCAAGCACAGTTTTCGTGCTTATGCCGCCGTGCAACAATGCACAAGAAAAATTAGAGACATTGCAAAAGCTCGAAATTTAGAATTGCGAGAAGAAAAACAAAAACTCAAAGACAAAAAACCGGAAGATCAATGACTGTGCGTATAGGTGTTAGAGGCAGTAAACTTGCATTGGCTTATGCTGACCTTGTGTGCAGTAAACTAGATTGCGACACTGAGATTGTGATTATAAAAACAGACGGTGATATCAATGCCGACACTCCTATTCACGAAATAGGAGGAAAAGGTGTTTTCTGTAATGCTATCGAAACTGCACTGTTAAATGGCCAAGTAGATATTGCTGTGCATAGTTTAAAGGACATGCCAGGTGATGTAGAACACCCTGACTTGGAAATATCTGCGGTATTAGAAAGAAACAGTCCATACGATGTAGTAGTTGGCAATATCTTTGACGGATTTCGGTTAGGCACCAGCAGTCCAAGAAGAACTGCACAGTTATCAAAGTTTTATTCAAATCTAAATGTTGAAATCAAACCTATTAGAGGAAATATTGACACACGTTTAGAAAAACTAGACAACGGAGAATATGATGCTATAGTATTAGCAGAAGCAGGATTGCAAACACTGGGTATAGACAGAGGTTGGATTAGACTTCCTGTACATCATTGCACTCCAGCTGTAGGACAAGGCATTATTGCATTACAAACTCTAAAAGGCACAGAAGCAGGCACGATTGCAAAAACAGCCAATCACGATCTAACTTATAGGCAAGCAATGCTGGAAAGAGCATTACTGAAAGGCATACAAGGCGATTGTAGCACACGCATAGCAGGGTATGCTAGCGGGGACAATCCCATACAGCTTAGAGCAGTTTATTTCGATTGTTGATCTAAGTCAGAAGGCAGACTGATACCAAGGCCGCGACGTTATATAAGTTCATGCAATGGACTTATCAAGGTGAACCCGTGGACGAACTATCCGATGAATACGAAGGTTTCGTCTACTTGATAACCAATACTACCAACGGGCGCAAATACATAGGCAAAAAACTAGCCAAGTTCAAAACAAGCAAACCTCCTCTCAAAGGCAAAAAGAATCGCAGGCGTGGATACAAAGAGTCAGACTGGAAAACTTATTGGGGTAGTTCGGATAGACTACAGGCAGATGTTGAAGCACTAGGCGAGGACAAGTTCACACGAGAAATTCTATATCTATGTAAAAGCAGGGCAGAAATGTCCTACATTGAGGCAAGAGAGCAGTTTGATCGTCGAGTATTAGAAAGCGACGATTATTACAATGGCATTATCAATGTCAGGGTAGGCGGATCAGAAAAACTTAGACAGGCTTTATTAGAACAAGAACAAGGCAAAACAACCGACACATAAGGTTGGCGGGCCAGATAAAATTCCGCTGTGGAAAAACTGATGAAAATGTAGTCAGACACGTACATGTTGAGCGAAACCCCACAGGGCGTAGGTTGACATAGATTGACTGTCGGCAGTCGAAAACACAAACACTCCCGAAAACCGTATGCACTGGAACGAGGCAACGGGTAGCGCAAGCAATGTCGACGCAGGTTGGGAAAGGTCAGAGCCCGGGGAGTTGTGTATAAACCAAATACCTGTTTCCAAAGTCTCGGCATGAGCATGACTCACATGAAGCTTTTTTTTGATGGAACCCAAAGAGGTTCCGTCTGACCTAAACGATCTACATGAAACTATTACTTCACTTCGTTTCGTTTAATGATAAATGTAGTTTGAGCGATAAGCGAAAACTAATATCTACGAAGTAGATATTCTATCTATCGATAAATATTATATCATTGTTTGGAAAATTCATGAAGATCAACGAAATAGAACAGCTGGATGAAGTACCTGCTGGTATGATAGGACAGGCTGCTAAAAAAATAGGTTCACGTGTGCTAAACAAAGTACCCGGTGGTGCTGCTAAAAGTAAAGCTGCTAATATTGCTTCAAAAGCTGACCTAGGTGATACTGCAAACATATTACACAAAGAATTTAACGGGTATCTTGGTCAAAATCAAAAGACCATGAAACAGGCCACTGGCGAAGACCTGAGCACGTTTATTAAACAAGTCAAGAAACATCAAACCAAAGCCAATATTCCAAGTGGTACTTTAACCAAACAGCAACTAAACGACATTCTAATGACTGTTGCATCCGAAGCTATGAACAAGCGTTCAGGTGTGAGTCAAGGCAACGACGATTCGTCCGGCAGCGATACTGACGGTGGTAGCGGGGAGCAGAGTGCAGAAATAAAATTTGCACCTAATCAACAAGTGAAATTTAAAGGCCGAGACGGCAAAGAAAAAGAAGCTGTTGTGATTGACAAAGGCAAAGATGATGCACATGTAAAAGTACAAGCAGGTGAGTTTACTGCGAATGTGCCTAGAACTGCACTGATCAATCCTAATACTGGCAAACCATTTACTCCTCAAGACAAACCTGTGATAGGTGATAAACCCGAAACTCCAGGTATACCTATGAACATTAAACAACAGCTTGACGCATTGACTGATCAGCAAAAGCAAGAACTAGCGAGTTTACTATGAAGTTACAAGAAGTTACCATAAGAGAATATAAATCTGCTCAACTGTTAAATGAAAGCTGGCAGGTTCTTACTGAGCGTCAGCAGGTATATCTAGGACGTTGGGAAACACAGGTATGGCCGTTAATGGAACAGCTTTCTGTGTTACTAGAAGCAGAACTTACAGCTGACCAAATACAACAGATATTTCAAAACGCAGAAGAAGTCACTGTAGACAACAAAACAGCACTGGGCAAAACAGGTGCAGCCACAGCTCAAGTTACTTCCAAGATGAAGGATGAGATTGTAAAACTAGCTAAGGCTGCACAAGAAACAGGTCCTATACAGAACATAGACGCACAGTTTGACAAACTGCGCAGTCAGATTGCTAACAAAGTGTCTTCTATGCCCGGTGGTAAAAAAATATTAGCTGGTGTTGATGCATGGAAAGAGTATTCAAAAAGCAATCCTGCCAAAAGTGCATTTATTATAGGTGCAATGACTTTGATACTTGGCTTTGCAAGCGCCGGTATGGTATCAGGTGGTGTAATAGGTTTATTCTTGAGAATGGCCAACAGCACACTGCAAGGTGATAAACTGAGCACTGCGGTAGGTAAAGGTCTCAAAGGTGCGGCCATTGGTGCTATTGCAGGTGCAATCGGCAACGTTGTGTTGGATGGCTTTGACATTGATCCTACAGGAGTTGAAGGTGAAGCTGACTTTAGTGTTGATGCTGATTTATCAGACATTGATCTCAGTCAAGTCGGTGAAGATCAGTTTAGACAGATGTTTGCTAACAATCTAGCTGATGAACAGTTTGCCAAGTGGGGAGACATGGGCTCTATGAACGATGCCATGTTGGAAAAACTTGCAGACAATGTTACTATCGAAGGCAACTACCCAGATGATTTCACAGCCAGCATAGAAGGCAAGATTGTGCAAGGTAATACTTTCTTAACTCCGGACGAAGTTGCTGAATACGACAGAATAGTTCAAAGCAACGGCGGAGGTATGCAAGGTTCTTTCAGTAAGGAAGCACAAGACTACGTCAACGACATTAGAGGGGAAGGACCAACTGGTGTTAATCAAGTTCCAGACGGTGGTACAGATCCAGAGACAGGCGCAAACGAACCTCAAGCTGATGCTGTAACTACTGGCAAAAACTATCCTACGGAACAAGCCGCAAAAGCTGCTGCCGAAAGAGCAGAAGGCTGGCCCAGAGGTGTTTCAGATAGAGCAGTTGTTGATAACGGCGATGGCACCTTTAGCGTTTTAGAAAAGAATCCTGATAACTTAAAAAGTGTTAAGGATACATTTTCGTCCTCTACAGATACAGAGACAGGAGCAGAACCAGAAGCTGATCCAAGACAGGGTGCAGACTGGAACGAACTAGAAGATTTTGAAAAAGCTTATGAACTTCGAATGAATGTCGATGCGGAAGATTGGACTCCTGAAGATTTTGATATTGTGAAAGCAGATGGCGACATGAATCCTAGACAAGCCGCTGAATATTTTGGTGTGAGACCAGACGCAGTAAAAGATGCTATAGGCAACGATACATTTGAGGTAGAAAATTTTCTTAAACAAATGATAGGCAATGATGCTTGGGAAAATGCATCACGTCAAGATAAACAATGGGCTATAGATTGGTTAACTACAAATGCTTTCGGTAAACCTACTGGCGAATCACTAGATGAACAACTATGGGACGAGCTTGAACTTTATGAAGCAGGCATAATGAGCATGGCAAGTAAAGCCGCAGATGCTATCGGTAAAGTTGCCAGCAAAGGTGCAGAAAAAGCAGGTCAAGGTATAAAGGCAGTAGGCAAAGAACTAGGTCAACAGGTAACAGCAGGCAAGTTGAATCGTATTTGGAAAAAAATGGGATCACCTACAGACACTGCCAGTGTTGTGAATGTTCTCAGTCAAGCAGGATTATCAGACGAGCAGATCGGTACTGTAGGTTCAAACAATAATGTTGATCTTAAGAAAACACAAGCAGGCCAGTCTACTGCACAGGTTGATGTACAGACGCTTGCAGCTGAGATTAAGAAACTGGGTATTGCCGCCCAAGTTAAGCAGATGTTGATTCCTAAAAGAAAGGCAAGCCCGACTTCTTAGTGGTTTCCATGTTGTCTTTAACAATATCTCCCACTATCGATCTATCCTGATAACTCATAGCATAAGCTTCGTCTAAGGTAACGCCACCTCGCATGTACCAACAGATCTTTAAAAGTTCTTCCCTCAATGCACTCTGTTCTTTTTCTAATTTCTTAGCTTCCGCTAAAATTTCGTCAAGGCTCCAGGTAAGCATCCTTATGCGAAAAAATTTGATTGATCAAACGTAATAGGAATTTCAAAAGTTTCAGGTGCCCCTCTTTCTTGTTCGTCTTCAGTGGTATGAATAGTCATGGGTTCAATTTCAAATTTCTTTTTCTGCGATTCGAAATGATCCTTTACTCCGCCAAAAAACTGTTTGTCAGAATTAATAATGAATTCTGAGATGTGATTTTGATCAGTTACTGTTGTTCCGTCTACAGAGATGCTGGTAACAGCATTGGCAAGCATGTCTACGGTTAAGTCTGTCAATTTCTTAAAGCTTTGATTAAATCGAGCAAGCTTTTCTTCTTCTGGAATGCTTTCGTCATTTACTAATCTCAGTATTCTTTGCTCTTCGAATGTTTTGAGACTGCTGTTGGTAAATTCTCTGTAGGTCAACGGACGCAGCTCGACTTTCATGTCATTGATAAAAACAGTGCTTTCGAAATGCACTGTGACTAATTTATTCAATACAGTTCTTAGGTCAACACCGTAATCTTTTTCGTCACCGATGTTTGGAATTTTCGTAGTAATATCAAGCTGCTCGCCGTAAGTAGCAATTCGTATTGCAATAAGCACGGCATCTAGATCAATGCTGGGCATTTGCCATGCGTCCTTGATATTAGGCACACAGCTTTGAATAACATCAACAGTGGCTTGTCCGTTTAGCAGTGCGTCTGGAGTTTTCATGCCCAACTCGTCTTTAGCAGTCATTGCAAACACAGGCAGTTCACCGTTTTCTGGATAATCTAAAGTCCCGTTGGGATACCACTGCCCTTGGCTGGGCAGGGTAATATAAACTTTCGCCTGTCTAAAGTACTTTTGAAGGGGATTTTGCTGATTCCCTTGAAAACTGTTTGGATCGAATTCTGGCATTTTTTGCTCCGTATAAATACACTATACCATTATATATATAATATATTTATATGCGCATTTAACTAGGAATCACGCAGTTGGCAGACGAAACAGTAGACATTGGTAATGTAGGCAAAGGCGGCGTCGCGTCTGAAGCTACTCTGGAAAGTCTGGTCAAGGCTGTTGAATTCCTTGCCAAAAAAGAAGGCTTCGATCCCAAGAAGAGTGCAGAAAAAGCCAAGAAGCTCGCCCAAAGCTTTGACGACTCTATCACTGTTGTTACAGAAAACAGAGAAGCTTTAAAAGAAGGCACCGAAGCCGTAGAAAATCATGCGAGTGCTCTAAGCAAAGCGGGAAGCATGATCACAACTGGACTAGTTGCCGCTTCAGTTGGAGTAGGTAATTTTGCCAAAGAACTTATAAGTGGCGGTAGTCAACTTTCTGATTTTGCCCGACACATTCCGGGAATAGGAAGCCTGCTAACGCCACTAACCGGCTATCTAGATGATTCTATGACTGCATTTAGAGAATTAAGCAGTGTAGGCGGAGCGTTTAATAACAGCTTAACAGATTTGCGATTAGCCGCAGCTGAAACTTATCTTACACTTGACCAATTTTCAAATCTGATTGCAAATAGATCTGCAGATCTTTCATCCTTTGGCGGAACTGTTACTGGCGGTGCAAAACGTCTAGCTGATTTAAACAGAGAACTTGGAGATAATAGACTGCAACTTATGAATATGGGTTTCAGCTTTGAAGAAATAAATGAAACTCTTATCGATTATCAGAATTTAAATCGTGCAGGAGCTGTTGCTCAGCGTCGTGATGCCAAATCACAAGCCGCCGCTGCCGCAGATTACGCAAAAAATCTTACCACACTGAGTAAACTGACAGGTAAAGATATTGACCAAATTAAACAGGAGCAAATGGCCAAGCAAAACGATATTGCATTTCAAATGGAAATGGCCAAGCTAGATGAAAAGGAAAGGGACAAAGTAAACAAAGCAATGGCAATGGCTTCTGCTCAATTCGGGGAAGCTGGAGCACAAGCGGTTAAGCAAGCAGTGTTAGGAATGGGGCCGTTAACAAGAGAAACTCAAATAATGGCAGCTACTATGCCAGGAGTTTACGAAGGTCTCACAGATCTAGGACGAGCTGCTAGAGATGCATCTACCAGTGCAGATCAATTTGACAGTCAAATGCAAAAAACACAGGTTGACTCTATGGTATCAGCATTAGAAGCAGCCGGAAACATGGAAGGTGTATTGAAAGCAGGCTCTGCAGGGTTAGATGGCGTCAGCAGCGAAATGTTGGAAATGTTTAGTGCAATGACTAAGCAGGGTGTACAATTCCTTGACGAAAACGGCAATGTCAACAAAAAACTCATTGAAGAGGCTATTGCTAAAGCAAACGCAGAAACAAACGCTGCAAACGATCTTACTACCGGTATGAATCAAATTGAAGGAGCAGTAAGAGAAGCTAGAAGAGTCATAACCACTGCATTTATAAAAAGTGGTGTATTTGAAACAATTGGCGCTGGACTAAAAACACTAGGTGATTGGTTAGGAAGCGAAGAAGGCGTAGCCAAGATGGAAGAGCTCGGAAAACAAGCTTCAGAATTAGCTAATCAATTTTTTGATTGGATTGCAAGTTTTAAAGGCATGAGCTTTGGAGAAATCGTTGACGATATTGGCGGACAAATTGGTGACTTTATAGGTGATCTATTTATGGGTCCGGTCTTAGATGCATTAGTTGCAGGTATTGGTTTATTGTTTGCTGCAAAAGCAGTAACATCAGTAGTCGGAAAAGCATTTAGCGGATTATTCGGCGGAACTGCCGGCGGGGGTACAACTACAAAAGCACCTGGACCTAGTCTAAAGCCCAGCCAAACTACAGGCGGCAAAATCGGCGGCAACATTGGAGGAGCACTGGGCGGAATCGGTGGAGGAATTCTAGAAGGCATCACAAATGCCCTAGCAGGCGCCGGAGCAAAAGCACCTTTGATAGCGTTAGGTGCTGCAGCAGTTGGTGGAGCAATTACGCTAATTGGCGCAGGCATTGCAGGCGCTACATGGTTAGTAGGCAATGCACTGCCTAGCTTTGCTGAAGGCATGAAGAGCTTCGAAGACCTCGATGGCGCAAGATTAAAAAGCGCAGCGGATGGTATGATTGCAATGACAGGTGCAATGGCTGCATTTGGTGCAGGATCAGTTGTGAGCGGCATTGGCAACATGGTAGGCAGTGTGGCAGAAGGTATTGCAGGATTCTTCGGCGGTGACAGCCCGTTAGACAAACTAAAACAGTTTGCAGACGCAGATATAGATGGAGATGCTGTAAAGCAAAATGCCAGCAGTATAAATTCATTTTCAGAAGCTATCTCTAATCTAGATGTTCTTCCTAAAAAAGGATTACTGTCTACTGTAGGGGATGCACTGTTTGGTAACGATCCCGAAGCTGAAAAAGCAGAATTCGAAACACAAACCTCTGAAATAAAAGAAAAACTTGACAAAGCAAATGATTGGCTTTTGTCAGCAGAGCGTAGTGTATCTAATGCACAAAATAGACTGCAATTGTTAGAAAATAATTTTGCACAGCCTGGTAGCTCAGTAACTAACGACATGCTCATGGGTGCCAATGTCAAATTAGACTATGCACTGGAAAATTTACAAGAGCGCAAACAACGAGTAAAAGAACTAGAATCACAGCTAGTTGGTATTGATAAACAAGTTGTGAATGCATCCTTGTCGCAGACGCCGGCTAACTCAACTGACTTTGCAAATCTTAATGAACTTGATTCTGACAACGTGAACAATTATAGAGAAGCAATGGAAAACCTTGTTACCACATTAGAAAATTTAAACGGTGTGCTGTCTGAAAATCAAGGACTAGACCTGCCAGAAGGTGCAACCGCCGCAACAGCCACGACAGGTGGCGGAGAAGGCGGAAATCGCTTAAATAGAACGATGGATGCTCTTTTAGCAACTACGACGCAGACTTCAGACTATCTCAAGAAGATTGAAAGAAACACCAAAAGCATCGGTGGCGACATAAGCAAAGGCAGAATATCGGACAGTAGGGGATAACATATGTCATGGAAAAAGTATTTCACACCTGTACAAACAGGTAACAACCCAGACGGCAGCTACTCTCCGTTCTCAGGACGAGCCAGCAACGGTCAGGCCGGTCCTGCACGCTCTAACTATTCTTCATATCTTCCAGACGTGTACATGGGCACACCAAATCGTGTGGAACGCTATGGACAGTATAATGTAATGGATATGGACTCAGAAGTCAATGCCGCACTGGATATTCTCGCAGAGTTTTGCACACAAAAGAATCAACAGAACGGCACTAACTTTCGAATCGATTTCAAACAGAAAGCAACAAATTCAGAAACCACTATTATACAACAGTATCTGCAACAGTGGTATAAAATACAAAAGTTTGATACAAGAATGTTTAGACTATTCCGCAACACATTCAAGTATGGCGATCAAGTCTTTATTAGAGATCCAGAAACCAAAAAGTGGTTCCATGTAGATCCTGCAAACGTTACTAAAATTATCGTAAACGAAAGCGAAGGCAAGACTCCAGAACAGTATGTGATCAAAGATTTCAATGTAAACTTCAAAGACATGGTAGCAACTACACCATACGAAACTAACGGTCAAGTTACTGGCGGCGGACAAGGTTATTTAACGGGCGGTGTGCGAGGTATGACAGGCAACTCGCCTACAAATGCCGGCAATCGCTGGATGAACGAAGAAAATGAAATCACTGTTGGTGCAGAACATGTTGTGCATTTGAGTCTGTCAGAAGGATTGGACAAGAATTATCCGTTTGGTAATAGTTTGCTGGAAACAGTATTCAAAGTTTACAAACAAAAAGAATTGCTTGAAGATGCGATTATTATCTATCGTGTTCAGAGAGCTCCAGAAAGAAGAGTATTCTACGTTGATGTGGGCAACATGCCAACTCACCTTGCTATGCAGTTTGTTGAGCGTGTAAAAACGGAAATACATCAAAGACGTATCCCATCGGCAACAGGGGGCGGTCAGAATGTCATAGACAGTTCATATAACCCGCTGTCAATCAACGAAGATTACTTCTTCCCACAAACAGCGGAAGGCAGAGGGTCCAAAGTAGAAACATTACCAGGTGGAACAAACCTAGGAGAAATCGATGATCTTAGATACTTTACTAATAAGCTTGTACGCGGCTTACGAATCCCGAGTTCATATTTGCCTACCGGAGCTGATGACGCAAGCTCTCAATACAACGATGGTAGAGTAGGAACGGCATACATTCAAGAACTTAGATTCAATACCTATTGTGAAAGGTTGCAAGGACTTATTATTGAAGAATTTGACACAGAGTTCAAACGATATCTATTAGAAAAAGGTGTGAACATTGATACTAACATGTTTTCACTTAAATTCCAAGAGCCACAGAACTTTGCCAGCTATAGACAGAGTGAAATTGACAATGCTCGTGTGCCAACATACACACAGATGGCGGCTATACCGTATATTTCAAATCGCTTTGCCCTAAAACGCTTCCTAGGACTGAGCGAAGAGGAGCTAGCAGAGAATGAACGTCTGTGGAGAGAAGAAAACGAAGAGAACCTAGAGCCTTTACCAACTGATGCCAGCGCAGAAATGCGTGGTGCCGGAATAAGTGGCGCAGGCATCGAAGGCGACCTTGGCGGAGTAGAAGATGAAATTGACGCTGATGCTGGCGCAATAGAAGGCGGAGAAGGCGAAGCACCTGAAACTGCTACAGGACAAGAGCTAGGCGGAGGTGAAGCACCGTCAACTGAACAAACGATATAAATACACTGTCATGATACTTAGAGAATTATTTTACTTTGATAAAGACACGCTGGACAGCGTAGAAGATACTCGTTATGAGCCAGAGTATGACGAGTCACCTGTTGACTTTGATGACACCCGCAAAGTAAGATTAACACTGAAACAGCTTAATCGCATCCGCAAAGCTTCTGAGCTATCTGTTGAAGAGCGCAAAAAAGACCTTCATTTTGTAAAACAAATGTACGGAATTGCAGCAAACGCTGAAACAGGTATGTAATGTCCGAACATAACAATCCAGAAATATCAAAAGAAGAAAAGCGCAGACTTAAGGCTATTAAAAGAGCTAAAAAAACAGGAACACCTGTTCCTCCAAATCCTCCTGTTAAAATTCCGAAAGCAGAATTAAGAGAAGATTTAGCATTCGTATTAGGCAATGGTACCAGTCGTGCCTTTGTTGAACCTGTAGAACTGAAGGGCAAAGGTAAAATTTACGGATGCAATGCACTATACAGAACATTTACGCCCGATTATCTAATTGCCGTAGACACACGCATGGTTATAGAGATTTCAAGAACAGGATATCAGCTTGAAAACGAACTTTGGACAAATCCTAACAGAAGTTACCGAAATATTCCAAATTTAAACCTGTTTAATCCTAGCAAAGGCTGGAGTTCAGGGCCAACTGCACTTTGGTTAGCCAGTCAACATGGCTACAAAGAGATATATATTTTAGGCTTTGACTACAAAGGCAAAGCTGATGGTAGATATTTTAATAATCTGTTTGCTGATACTACAAATTACAAGAAGTCTACAGACCGTGCTACATTTTACGGTAACTGGTTAAAACAAACCACTATAACCATAAAAGAGCATCCGAATATTAAGTACTATCGAGTAATGGAAGAAGGGGGATTTATCCCAAAAGAACTAACAGGTTTAAGTAACATAGAGCACATAAGCCAAGAAAAATTTAAAAAAAATCACAATCTTTGAAAAATTTTGACAAAAATCAGTCAAAATCCGGCCTTTTCAAAGACATTTTCACGTATATGTAGTAAATATAATTGACAGCCCGTATCGTACCGCGGTATGATATTACTTTTTACAGGAGAATAAAATGGACCGTACAAAATTTGAAGAAATGCTGGAGCGTCTTGTAAACGAAGACCGTGACGGCGCACAAGAGCTTTTCCACGAAATCGTGGTTGAAAAGTCAAGAGAGATTTATGAGTCTCTTCTAGAAGACGAAGAAGTTGAAGAAGAGGACGAAGAAGAAGTTGAAGAAGCCAAGGACGAAGATGAAGACGAAGATGAAAAAATGTCTGAAGACTTTGACCTTGACGAGTTTGAAGTAGAAGCAGATGACGACATGATGATGGGCGGCGACGCAGGCGACGACATGATGGGCGACATTGAAGACGACGAAGAAGGCGACATGGACATGGATATGGACATGGACGACGAAGGCGGCGACGATGAAGTTGAAGATCGTGTTGACGATCTAGAAGATGCTCTAGACGAACTCAAAGCAGAATTTGAAAAACTGATGTCAGGTGAAGAAGGCGAAGCTGGAGATGACATGGACATGGACATGGACATGGATGACGAAGGTGACGACGAAGGCGAAGAAGAGCCTGAAGAAGAGTCATTTGCATTTGAAGCTGACGACGAAGAAGTTGACGAAGCAGACGACGAAGAAGTTGACGAAGCTGACGAAGAAGTTGACGAAAAGTCAAGCGCAGAACAAATGCGTGAGTATGTAGAAAAAGTTGCAGGTGGTCACGGTGCTGAATCAAAAGGCAAAGGTGAAGACGGCGGTGTAAACAAAAAGTCTACAGTTGACAATATGAAGAACGACATGGGTGGCACAGCGTCAAACCTAAATCAAAGCAAAGACGAAAACAGCGGCGAAGCAAATAAAGGTGCACTGAAAGGTTCACCACTAAATGATACTTCACCAAAAGATATGTCAACTGGCAACATTAATGTTCCAGGTGGTAAAGCAGCTAAAGCAGGCAAAACTGTTCCAGCAGGACACGGTGCTGAAAAGAAAGGCAAGCCTGACAGTGCTGACAAAGGCGCAGATAGCACACTTAATAAAGTAAGCACTCGCGCAAAATAAAGAAGGGCATATTTGAATGAAAAACTTACGAGAGCATTTGACATTCGACCAAGCTAGAATGGTTGTTGAGTCTGCTAATGAAGGAAAAGACTTGTACATGAAAGGTATCATGATACAGGGCGGAGTACGTAACGCAAACCAGCGTGTGTATCCTGTGAACGAAATCGGCAGGGCTGTCAAAACTCTCAATGATCAAATAAAAGGAGGATACAGTGTTCTCGGAGAAGTTGATCATCCAGAAGGCCTTAACATAAACCTAGACCGTGTGAGTCATATGATCAGCGAATGCTGGATGGATGATGCAAACGGTTACGGTAAACTAAAAATTCTACCTACCCCGATGGGACAACTGGTTAAAACAATGCTGGAAAGCGGAGTTAAACTGGGCGTCTCATCGCGCGGTTCAGGGAATGTAAGTGAAGATGGAAGCAACGAAGTTTCCGATTTTGAAATTATAACTGTAGACGTGGTTGCACAACCATCGGCTCCAGGAGCGTATCCAACACCCATATATGAACATCTAATGAATGCTCGCGGTGGATACAAAGCATACGAATTAGCACAGGCAACAAAAGAAGACTCAAAGGCACAGAAGTATCTAAAGGAATCGTTGGTTAACATAATCAACAAACTCCAATAACAGGAGAAATTATATGTTGGAAGCACTGAAACACCTTTTTGAAAATGATGTAATTTCAGAAGAAATCAGAGCTGAAGTAGAAGAAGCTTGGAATAGCAAAGTAACTGAGCACAAGCAGCAGGTAACTGCTGAACTCCGTGAAGAGTTTGCACAGAAATACGAGCACGACAAGCAGACAATGGTCGATGCAATTGATCAAATGCTTTCTGAAAATCTACAGCAAGAAATTGCAGAGTTCTCAGAAGACAGAAATCAACTTGCAGAAGCAAAAGCAAAGTATGCTGTTGCAATGCGTGAAAATTCAGATCTACTAAAAGGTTTTGTGGTTGAACAACTGCAAAAAGAAATTGTAGAACTACACGCAGACAAAAAAGCAATGCAGGAAAACTATGCCAAGCTTGAAGAATTCATTGTTGATTCGCTTGCTTCAGAAATTGCTGAATTCTACGAAGACAAGAAGGATCTTGCCGAAACCAAGGTCAAGCTTGTTAGAGAAGCAAAATCACATTTCAATAAGGTCAAAAAAGATTTTATTAAGCGTAGTGCCGATGTGGTATCTGAGACAGTATCTAAAACTCTTAACAAAGAGATTGGTTCTCTCAGAGAAGATATCGACACAGCACGTCAAAACGACTTCGGTCGTAGAATCTTTGAAGCGTTTGCAAATGAATATGGTTCTTCATATCTAAATGAAAAATCAGAAACAGCAAAACTATTAAAGGTTCTTGATCTAAAAGACAAGCAACTTGCAGAAGCCAAAAAACATGCGGCTAAAGCAATTAAAATTGCAGAATCAAAAGAAGCTGAGAAAAAGCGTCTTGTGGAATCTGCACAAAGACAAGAAATTATGAATGAGCTGGTTGGTCCACTTAACAGTGATCAAAAAGCCATCATGAAAGATTTACTGGAATCAGTTCAAACGAACAGACTACGTAGTTCGTTTGAGAAATACCTACCGGCAGTGATTGACGGTAATACTCCAGCAAAGCAAAAGGCAACATTAACAGAAGGCAAAGAAGTAACAGGCAATCGTGAAGAAACTTCACAAACACATAGTAGTAAGGCAAACGATGAGAATGTAGTGGACATTCGTCGTTTAGCTGGTT